AAAAGGTTCTTGGTGTCAAGAAAGAGGCTAACGAAAGAATGCTTTTAGGAGCGATGCTTGAGCCTTTTGTTCTTTCAAGAGCAAATGAAATATTTTCTACTGATTTTAGAGTAATTGAAGATACTCTTTATCATCCAAAACACCAATGCTTGCTAGGCAATTTAGATGCAATTTCAAACAATGAGATTCTAGAGATTAAAACAAGCGCGTGCCTTCAAAAATGGAACGAATTGCCAAAAGAAGTAGAGATGCAAACAAGACATTATTTAAGCCTAACTTCTTTAGAAAAAGCTACTATTATTGCTGTTTGCGCCCCTGAAACAATATTAAAAACACTCCATCTCAAGTTAACTGACGGTGAAAAGAATGCATGGGATTTTTTCAAAACTGGCGGAGGATTTGTTAAAAAATTCGAAATATACAGAGACGAAAAGATTGAAAAAGTAATAAATAGAAAGTGCGTTGAATTCTGGGAAAACCACGTTTTAAAGCAGATCCCGCCTGAGGCAATAGGGAAAGAAGATTACAGCTCAGTTGAAGTTAAAAAAGGCACCAAAAGAACCATAACTAATGAACAACTTAGGATTCTTGAAGAAAAGAAAGCGAAAATAGAAAAGACAAAAAGAACCTTAGAAGGATTCTCCAAAGATTATGAAAGAGAGTTGGTGAATTTAATGTGCGATGCACAGTTTCTCATAAGAGAGTCAGGGGAACTTGTGGCTTCAACGCACACAAGAACAACAGAAACCATAGACAAAAAAAAGCTAAAAGAATTAGCTCCAGATATTTTTGAAAAATGCATAAAAACAACGACATCCAACGTTCTAAAGATGGCTTAAAAATGAATAATTTAAACAAAACATCATTAACTTTTTCAGATTTTTTAAAAAAAGAGATTTCTGGAGAAAAAAACACTTTGCATATGGTTGAGAGAATTAAAAAATTGATGGAGAATTTAGGCGATCTTAGACCTAATGAAACTTTTGCAAAACTTAGACTTTTGCACAATAAAAACCCTAATTTAATAGGGAGTTGCAGCTTTCAAGATGTATTGTTGTGCTTGATGCAAGCAGCTGAACTTGGAGTGCAAATTGGCAGCAATGAGTGTGTTTACATATATAGGAGGGCTGGCAGACCTGTTTTACACCTCGGGTATCAAGCCTTGATAAGGATTGCCCTTTCCACAAATGCAATTAAACACATGAGGGCTGATGTTAAGTACAAAGATGATGAGTTTTATTATAAAACTAACGGATCTGTATACCATATGACAAAGACAAGAACTGCTGAGCTATATTTAGACCTTTCGACATCCAAGAAAACACGAGAAGAGCGAATAAAAACTTTAGTTCAATTTGTAGATTTCCCATTTTGCGAGATACATTTCCCAAACGGCATAATTCAAGTCGATTGCATGAGGGAGTGGGTTGAGGCTGCATTGAGTAGCGGAGCTGTGTTTGATTCTTATCCAGAGGCGATTTTAAAGAAGTTTGCCATCAGAAGATCTATGAATTCTGTTTTGCAGTCCATGCCAAGCACAACCGAAAAAGCAGCGAAAGTCATAGATGTTTTAAATGTTGAAGATGGTTTTAAAACTCAAGAAGATGCTCTTTTAGATTATTGTAGTAGTACAGATTTGGGAGAAATTCTAGAGGTCATCCAAACTGATGAGGGTAAAGAAACAAAACAAAATCCATACTATAAAAACAATCAACAACCACCAACAAACAAAGGCACTTTCATAACCTTCTGATTTAATTTAAAATTAATAAAATTTAAGATTAATTTTATTAATATGAGTAGTTTGAAACACGGCGAAGAGTTTAAACAACAAATTTCTGACATTATTTATGAGATTTATTCGCTTGTTTCAATTGCAAGAGGTCAGTGCAATACAAGCGATGCAAAGCAATTGTTGGATACTACGCTAGAGATTTCAAGCAAAGCGTCGATTGCGGCAAACCTTACAAGAGACTGGAAAATGAAAAAAATATTGTCTGGAACATGATACTTACTCTAGATCTAGGCTTAAAAACTGGTTTTGCAATAGGTCTAGATGGGATACTAATTGAAAGCGGAGTTCTAAAGCTCCCAAACAAAAAAAGTGGTGAAAAATTCTTCTTTTTCAACAAATGGCTTGAAGAGAAACATTCAGAAAAAAGTTTTAAATTAATAGCTTTTGAGCATGTAAATTTCATTGGCAATAGAACGAGCCCATGTTCGGCACATGCTTATGGAGGCTATTTAGCTTTTTTGGAAAGCTTTGCATACAAAGAGGCTATACCAACAAAAAGATTAACCGTAAGGGAAATCAAAAAAGGAATCTCAGGCAAAAGCAATTGCGACAAATCAGAAATAATCAAAAATGTTAATGAAGCTGGAATTCAAGTAACTGATGACAACGAAGCCGATGCAATAGCAATTTTTTTACTAATAAACAAAAACTACACAGGGAACCATGTTAACTAAAGAAGGACTAGATCTCATAAAAAAACACGAGGGCTTACGCTTAAGCGCCTACAAATGCCCAGCAGGCGTAACAACAATAGGTTACGGACACGCAATAAAGTATGGCGAAGACCACTTGAGGAAAGCGCCAATCACGCAAGAAAAAGCTGAAGAAATACTAAAAGCTGACATAGAAGAGATAGAAAAAGCATTAGAAGAAAACAAGATGTTTTTAGAAAGCCCAAGGAAAGACGCTGTTGTAAGTTTAATTTTTAACATTGGTATAAACAGATTTTTGAGATCTCAAACTTATAACAAGCTAAAAAGAGGCGAATACCTTGCAATGGCTAAAGAATGGAGAGAGTTCAATCAATATACTAATCCAAGCGGGCAAAAGGTAGTTAGTAGAGGCTTAGCAAATAGAAGAGAAGACGAAATCAAATTATTTTTTAAGGCTTTTTAAACATACTAAATTCCGCAGCCTTCAAGGCTGCAAGCATATCAAACAAGACTTAAAACAAATCTTCAAAGCTTTGTTCTTGTAGCATTTCTTCTTTTTTGGGCGGTTTTGATAGCTTATAAACATCTCCAAAATATGCAGAGACAACAATCTTGTGCTTTGGTATCCTTCTTTCTCCTTCTTTAGTGTCTACAAATTTGTCGTATTGCTTTATAGTGCCCTGGACAAAGACTGGATCACCTTTTTTTAGATTCGGCATGACATTATTAATGACATAATCACTGTAAATTGACACTTCATGCCATGTGGCGTGCGATTCTTTTTCACCTGTCTTTTTTAAAAATGTTTCATTTGTACCTACCACCATGTTTGCAAAATTAGCAGCTCCTTTTGTAATAAATTCAGGATCTTTTGCAAGATAACCGACAATTGAAGCCTCACTTCTAGTTTTCATTCGAATAATACAAATAATTTTAATAAAATTATATCTTCCTCTATTGGAAAATGTAAGAGAATGAAACCGTAAAATCGCAAATTTGATTTGGAGATTCACAAGCAGCAACTATTGAATCATTTGGCGTTAAAAAAATATGATTTTTAACTATTTCGAAATTTTGTCCACTCTGAATAAATAAGTTGTGAATCAAGTACGTCCTATTCAATTCATTTGCGGTCTCTGTGTTATCTATAATGAAGCAAGATACCCTTAAATCTTCATCAGAAGAATTAACGGCAAGGATGCTATAAACTATAGCTGGGTATTTTATTGGTTGATTATCAATATCCAAAAATTGTTCTGGCACATATATGGAAATTGGCTCATCTCTGATACCTTGCGTTTTTTGGTTGGAAAAAGAAGAAAGCTTAGTCAAATTATCCATTAGATTTTAATCAAATTGTAGTAAAATTACATTGTACCTTAAAAACTTACTACCAATGAAAACTATACTTTTTAACTCAACCCAATTCCCTGGCGAAGCATACTATGACGTCCAAAATTCAAGCACAACTGCTTACAAAGTAGTTTTAAATAAGATCGGCATGGGCTCAGTAGCAGACGCATTCCAGAGAGTAGAATTTGATATAACTAACCCTAACAGTCCAGTCGAAGTATCTACAGCAGATTCAAGTGGAGCAGTAAATGGAATTTACACATTTTCTGATGGAGATACTTTTAATCCAACAACAAGAGAATATACATTTGCAAACGGAACAAATAGGTTTTTGTCAGCAACAGTAGATGAAAGCACGCCTCCAGGCGGTCCTATCGACAATCAGATTGTGGATCCAGTAATAACTTCTGACGCAACTTACGTTGATGATAACAATCACGTTGTTTACCTTTCTAAGCTCACAAGAGTTGTTGGTGAGTCTGGAATTAACGTAACAACGGATTCCACAAGACCTGGAGAAGTAAAAGTAGCAATATCAGGTGATTTTACACCAAATCTGCCAGATGATTTAACAGGGAACACTTTGAGCATTTCTGGAAATTCAACATTATCCGATACTTCTATTTCAAGCGCCACTATTGAGACTGGAGCAATTTCAAGTGCAACTATTACTACAGGCGCTATTACAACAGCAACTATAACCACAGCTACAATGGATGTCGCAAAAGGAAATTATTTTTCATTCAGAAGAACCTACACTAAAGAAGAAGCAAAAGCCCTTCCAAAAAATACACTTGTTATTTTGACTGGTGGTGAAGTTGTGGTTAATGTCTAGCTAAAATGCCATTAGTAGTAATTGCGACAACTGAAGACTTAAAACAGTCTTCTAACCAAACTCTTATACAGGCAAATAATTATACAGATATCACAATCCCAGAGCAGATACAGGAAGTACTGCTACCATTGCTCCCTGCCAGCCCCACAGAAGTGTCAAATGTAACATGGGACTTTCAAGCAACTACAGCAGATAGTGAAGGAAATGAATTAACAAAATGGGAATCAGCCCCTACAATCGAATATGTGGATCAGTCTGCAAACATCTCATTAGATATATGCAAAACGTTGGTGTCCGCAGCCAAGGCACAAGCCATAACTGATAGTAATGCTTACACAGATACTGCTATCGAAGGTATTTTGGATAGATCTTACATATATACAGACAATAGAGCCCAAATAACTTTAAACAATGCGAACCAATTCACATTAAATAATATAAATCTACTAAAAGACGTAATAAATTCAATACAAATTTCGCAATATTTAACTGAAGAAGATATAATGGATGCAATGGACAGAATAGACTTGCTTTAATGCCATACAGCGCACTTCAAATCGCAGCAGATTTAAACGTTACGGGAGATAGACAAACTTTTGTAGTTTCCAACCCAAATGAAAGCGGCACACTTTCAGTCAAAACAACAATTGAGCCAACAAACGCATTATCCGTAGATACCTCCATCAGCATCAGGGACTCGCAAGAAAACGGAGTTGTATTAAGCTATATGAGCGAAGAAAACGATGCAGATAATATCGCAAAGCTTTCTTTTTCAAAAAATGGTTCAAAGGAGACTGTTTTTACTATAGATCAGAACGAAATTGTCAAAATGCTCTACGCATTACAAGCAAAAGAACCAGTTAATGATGATGACGTTGCAACAAAAAAATTTGTTTTAGATAATGCTGGTAGTGGCGGAGGTGGGTCAGGAGGGGTCGCACAAACCTATGTAGATGCACAAGACACAACTACCCTGAATAGCGCAAAGAGCTTTACAACAGCACAGCTAGCAAACTATACAAATACCACTGCATTAAATACAACGCTTCTGGAATATTCCAAAATTTCAGATATGCAAACAGCAGATACAGCAACTTTAAACAGTGCTAAGAGCTATACAGATACAGCAATTTCAAATGTGACTCCAGGCACAACAAAGACCTATGTAGATGCACAAGACACAACTACCCTGAATAGCGCAAAGAGTTACACAGACACAGCAATAGCGGCAATACCCCAAGGAAGTTCAGCGGCAAGCTCACTTTCAAGTGGAGTAGCGATAAACAAGGATTCAAACAACACAACTTCATTTACCATTTTGGGAGTTCAGATAAATACAGTATTGGACAACGTTCAAACTTTTTTTAAAACTCTTTTTAGAAATGATAATTACATAAGCACTCAGCTTGTTGGAGATGGGGCAGGAGGAGTCCAGCTATATTGTGGGACAAAAAACACATTATGGATTCAAATTATGAATACAGGGCTGACTAACAATATGTTGGTAAAGCTCCCTATAAGATTTGAGCCAACTGGCATTTTTAACTTTGAAGATACGCATTTAGTAACAAAAGCATACACTGATAGCGTGCACCCAATAGGGATGCCAGTGTTAGTTCCAGTTGCCCCCTTTACTCCATATGATAACTCTACTTCGCTTTTGTGGGATATACTTAGTGCTTTTTTCGGATATGGGCAATGGAGGATACCTGGAGACATCATTACCAAAACAGCCTTCCCAGTCACATACAAAAGATACGGCGGGACAACTGAGGCGAGCATTACTTTGCCTACACTCACCGTTCCAAATGCATCATTTAGATATGTTTATAGGGTTGGTTGAACTGCCCTAAAACTCACATTTACTCCGAACTTTGGCTCCGATCCAGCGCTTGGTCTTGTAGCTGTAGTCCATTGTTGGAGTCTCTGAGATCCAATGCTTTTCCAGCCATCTAAAGTTTTGATAGACAGCCCATCTCCATCTTTTGCTATTGTGCCATTGGCAGGATCAACCAGTTCATTCTTTTCTTTTGAAAATGCGATGGATTCTAAATCCTTAATCGATTGGCTGTTAAAACTAACTGCTTTTTTGGGAATAAAGTCTAAATTAATTTGCGCTGGGGGCGGATCAGAATCACCAAAAAACCAATCTATCCAAGATTGGAAAGTGCTTTTTTCTAATCCTGGAGGAGATACAAAGCCATAGCCAGAAATTGGGCTATCATAGCCTTCAAGGTCTGTTCCGTCTTTCTTTTTCCCTACTAAAATTTGAGTCTTTGAAAGAACTGCGTATGTGATGATGAGATCTGTTAAATTCGAAGTATCGCTTCTAAAACCTTGAATCGTATAGTCGGTGGTCTCTTGCAGAAGCCTTCCCGTCGCTACACTTCTTCCTATCAGCTTCGCAACATCAAAAACATAAGAAGCGGCTTTTGCCTCAGGTGCAAATATAGCAGAAAATATTGAAAAAGCGGCACTTCCTACACTAATTACGGTGCCTAAGCTTAAGTTTTCAAAGCCCCAAGACCAGTCTGGGGCAATTCCTATTTTCCCATCTTTAATTACGACGTGTCCATTTTTGCCTGCAGCAAGCTCAGAAAGGCTTATTGCATTGCTCAAGGCTCCCTTTGCGGCTTGGCTCAATGATTCTGTAAGAAAGAAAGCATCTTCATAGCTTTCGCAGCATGGGCTAGCCTCTACGGGTCTATTAGATTCATCACCAATCCAAATTTTGCCTGATGTTAAATTAGGTAAAAAATTGCGATTAATTCTTTTAAATCTTCTAGCTCTTCTAACTGTTGATGCCTCCAACAATCTACCCTGTAATGCTGGCGGCTGATATCCAAGCAAAAGATCATCTTCTTCTTCGCCCATCTCTATAGGCTCATTTGGGTCTTCATCATCTTCAACTGGAAGATATTGCAAGAAAGGAATTGCAAGTTGAATTACTGGATTATTTTGGATTCGATCAAGAAGGAGAAGGCCTCTATTAACTGCCGCTCCACCTACTTCCCTCACAACATCCATCAAGTTAATGCCGTTGATTCCAGATATTGCGATTTTTGTAACTAGACCTGCCGCACTAATGGCTGTCAGTATACCTTCGATTCTTGTAATTGCTTGATTAATGGAGTCTCTATCACGGAGAGGCGTATAAAGCGTATTGGCATCAATTCCAGAAGAGAAAAAATCAAAAGATTGTCCACCTATATTAAAAACTTCACTGACGTTAGCGCCATCCAAAAGAACATTTTTTCTAGATAACTTTGCAAGGATTTCACAAAGTATCTTGTGTTGCCTCTTCAGGTAGTTAATGTCGTACCTGAAGTCCAGCAAAATGTCTGAAGCTACATTTCCATCTTTAGAGCCAAGAATAACGCCTGTTTCCCTCAAAAGTGGGAGAAAGGACAAATCTAAAGCGTTACTATATTCTCCAATCCCATAATCATTACCGATAATAATATTTTTTTTAGGTACTAGTATCTTGCCAGAAATAGGGCTTATGAAATTGGTTGTAATCATTTGAGGTGCTGTGCAAAGAGTTGAATTTCTTCTTGATCGGCTGAAAGTGTGGCGTTTGCTTCATCCTGCAAATAGCTAATAGCTTCATCATCTGTTGAGTCTAACTCACAATCAACAGAAGGATCCAAAACCTTATTAAACCTGTAATGATACATTGTTATTCCTGCGCCATTTGCAAAGTTTCTCAACATGTGCTCTGAGGATTCTTGAGGCAAAGCAATAGCCAAAGACATGGCATCTAGAAGAAGTTCGTATCCAGCTGGCATCGTGCCTGCATCTGTTTCTTGCCTGCTTCTAGCTACTCCAATATTGCCAAGACCTGTTCCGATAGACAAAACAACAGCCTTTGTTGCTTTTGGCTTAATTTGAGATGCCAAAGAAAATGCAAAAGCGCCCATGTTGTTTTGAAGAAGCCCTCCATCAAGATATGTGTCTGCTCCAATAGTCCATGGCGGAAGATACATAGGTGCGGCTGAAGTAGCCATCGCAACATCCGAAATCAAGAAATCTTGACCAGTTAAACCTTGAAGATTTTTGTTTGAAAAATATGACGCCGATTCTTGGTTTCTTGGAAAAACATCACCTGCGTTAATCAAATAAGTATACTTCACGGAAGGAACCAGAACAGTACATCCAGTTATGCTACTCATTTTCCTTTCTGCAAAAATCTCCTGCATCTCTTGATGCAAAATTGAGTTGCTGTAAAGAGATGATTCTAAGCCCAAAATAAAAGCAACTTTGTCAGACCATGAGGCGTGTCTTTGACCAATAAAAGGAATTTCCGAAGCATCAAAAATCAGCTTTCCCTTGTCTATCAAGATTTGCTTGATGTAGTTTGCAGTTAAACCAGTGCTAAGCCCTAAAGAAGCTATTCCTCCTATGCTCGTGCCAGCTATCACATCAAACACCGTATTGAGGGCGTTTTGTGGAAGCATTGCTTGCTCTATGATTGCGTTAAGTCCAGTCATAGAATAAATGCCACGCATTCCTCCGCCATCAAGCGTTAGAATACGAATTGTGGTTGGATCATTGTTCAGATTCATCATTTGTTTCTGCTATATTAATTAGTGATTTTCTGAATAGCTTTTTGCGCTTAACTACTTTTTGAACAAGATCTTCATTAAGTATATTTTTTAACCAGTCGCCACTTGATCCAGCTTCTTTGAGTAATTTTTCACCACGTTTTAGCTTTATAATATCATTAATGAATTTTTCATCGTTTATCAGAGAGGACAATTTGTTTGTAAATTTTGAACTAATCCTAGACGTAACATAAAAAGAAGCAGAAAGTAGCTTTTTTAGTTCAACAAACTGCTTCAAACCTCCATAAATGTTTTGCCCAGTTTTTGCAGGCGCAGCAGTAGCCTTCTTGTACGCTTTATCTATTTTATTAAGATTATTTAAAATCCTATCGAAATCATCTCCAAAAGCATGCATGTATTGAGGTTTGTCGACTCTCATGTATTCTTTTATGACGTCTCCTGAGTTACCTCCAGCTATCATCTTATCTAGGTCATTCAGAACTTTTAACTTTTGCAAATCTTTGAATGAATTTAGGGCATCTCCAGATAACATCTTTTCAGAGCTTAAAACGGCGTTAAAGTTGTCCATAGCCTTGAACAAAGCTTCTTTGTCTGTTTTTGGGCTATATAGCTCTTCTGTTATTTCCCAACCTGGCTTGTTGTAGTTTTTTGACATACCTTCAAACGCATTCCTTATTGTCTCATTGCTATCTTTTAGTGAGCCAGATACTTCGTTCTTGAATTTGTTTAATTCGTCTTTTTTGGAAAACGGCGTTGCTTTAGGGTCGTATCCCGTGTTTTTCCAAATATCTAATGCTTCATTTAAATTTATTGATGTTTTTTCAACAAAATTATCGACAATACTCTTTCCTGAATTAATTGCATTTCTAATTTCTTTGTTCCCAAACATATTCCGCAATTTTTGAACATTTCCCAACTTTGTCGCATCAAATCCTTTGCCAGCCAAATCGAAAACAAATTTTTCAAATTTAGGAGAAACGCTTCCTTCTGTTGTTTTCAAAATATTGTTTTTGATCAATTTTTTGTTTACAGGATCTGCAGTAAAATCTTTAAATTTTTTAGAGAGCTGCTGCTCATATATGTTTGCAAAAGGATCATCTTTCTTAAAATGTATTTGAAATTTTTTGAATATCTGCTTTGCCGCATCAAGTTTTTCTTCAATTCCAGTTGTCATAGCATCTTCAAAGGTTTTTTTAAAATTTTCCTTAACCCCTTCTACGCTTACTTCCCCAGAGTTATTCGATGCATTTTTTATCATGTCACTATATTGCTCGTTTGGCTTTGGAGTTTCTTTGATTTTCTCCACAGCATCATCAAATTTTAAATTATCATTGCCAAATTCGGAATAAATGTCTTTTGCCGCTTTTTGAGTATTGCCTCCCAACTCAACAGCATCTAATTCTTTGTTTTTTGTCATTTTTTTTGAGTAGCTAGATAATACGCTAGGATTTTCGGCGTCTATGTAATTGACAGGGCTAACTCCATTGACTCCTTTATTCTTCATTAAAACCATCTCCTCAAAAGCTCCAGGGCTTATATCTCGAGCTACTCTTTTAGACATTTCTCGATAAAGCCCCAATGCAACTTTGTCAGGAATTTTTCCTATTGCGCGTTGAATTGACTTAGTAGCTCCTATGGCACCAACTCCTATAAAAGGACTAAATATGCTAAACAAAAGATGCTTCCCTGGATCAGTTTTGGCGTCCCAAAAATTCCCTTTTACAGATGCCCCAACCCCAAGTGCCGTCGCAATTCTTCCAGGCCAATTTTTAAAAGCCGATGGACTCGCCAATTCTCCAAGACTAATAAAAACCTTGTCGAAAGTGCTTGCAGTTTCTGGATTATAGCCGATTGAGTTATCGTATGAACCTAATGTCTCTAATCCTGGCGTATTGTATGGATTTTGCCCTCTTTCTTTTAAAATCCCATTCTTGGCAAGATCATCATAAATCTTTAATTCTTTTTCGTTTAAAAAATCTTTGCTTGTTGTGCCTTCGTCAAATGCATTTTGAAGATCTGCTAATGCCGATTTTTCTGCGGCGTCAAATGTTCCAATTACGCCTCTTGCTGCACCTTTAACTAATCCCCACAAAGCATCAATCACCAAAGGTCTGCTTGTCGCCGATAACTGGCTTTCAATAGGCTTTTTTTTTAAATCTTCTTGTGAGTTATTCTGATCATTTTTGTCATTATTCTGCATTAATCCTGGATTACTGGGGTCGTCTTCAGCTTCTTGGTTTAAATTTGGTAAAAAATCTGGGTTAGCTTCCGTAAAGAACTTTTGATCCCTTGTGCTCAAATTGTAAAAATCTCTTTTAATATTTGATTCTAGGTTACTGTTTTTTTGTTGAATTCTCCCTTTGATCTGATTCAGCAAATATAAGGAAGCGTCTTTACCCATGAGTTTGTTTGGGACTCCCTCTAATATTTTTGCAAATTCACTCTGCGTGATAGCCTGCCCAAAAACCTGTTTGCTCATAACGACGAAGTCTATAGCCCCAGAGTTAATGATATCTTGTATGTTCTGTTCTCCTGAAGAAATTAAAGCAAACAAACCCTGTACTGACTTAGACCAACCTTGCCATGAATTTCTACGAACAGCCTCTTCTATTTTTAAAACTTTGTCCAAGAAGTACTTTTGCTCCTGAAGTTTTTCTGGCCTTGTTATTTCATCGCTTCCGTCTCCAAACAATCTTTTTTTTGCATTTTTGTTGTCTTCTGGGTCTGGATCGTCGACGACAACCTCTTCAGCCATCAGAAGTTTTTGTAGATTTTCTGGCAACCTTGCGGCATCTGATGTATAGATCTCTCCATTTGCATTTACTGGGATAGTGTAAGATCTCCCAGTTTCCGGATCTTTGATTTCAAAATTGGATAATGGCTCTATTTGCTGCATCTGATCTTTTGGGCTATCTTGCCTTTGTTGATCTTGCTGCTGTTGCTGCATAGGTAGCGCATTACTTACTTGCTCTTCATTCTTAGACATCTGTTGTTGCTGAGTAGTTACATTATCTTCCTGTGCACGCTGCTCAACTTGTTGTTGACTTGAGTTTTGTCTTTGTTGCTCTTGCAGCCTTCTTTCTTGATTCGATTTTACTTGTTGCTCTATCTGGTATGGGTTTGTAAATTTCCCAAGCTTTCCTTCTCCATCAGTAATCATTATATTTTGCCCAAGCTCGTCTCTGCCCTCATATTGCGCACTATCGCCCATTTGGGCTCCAAGATTTCTAAAATATTGAGAATAGAGTCTGTCTTTTTGCTCTGGGCTCAAATCTGAGCTTTCAATTTTTGCTATAAAATCAGTCGTTTCTTTTTGGGCTAATTCTTTTTGCTGCCTTCTTTGCACCAACGCGTTTGAATAGTCTGTTGCAGCTTGCATATATTGGAAAACATCTCCATATTCCTGCATAAAGTCATCATACATCTTCTTTTTTTCATCAGCTTCTTTTTGCTCTCTTTTATCTTTTTCCCTAATCGCCATGCCTTTAAAGAAAGCTTTTCCAAGAAAGCCCCAATTATTATCAGAGAATTGCTCTGCGGCAGCTTCATAAGCGTTTTCAGGAGCCTTGCTATGTCTTATGGATTCAGCTGAATTTTTAACCAAATCCTTGCTTATGTTAAAGTAGTTGTTTGCTGCACTTTGGTTTAATTCTTTGTTTTTTAAATTCAATTCATCCTGGTGCCTTTTAAAGCCTTGAAGCATCTCTTGGCGCTTTAGGCTCATTACTTCCTTGTTTTGCTCTATCCCAGCCTTAAGTTTTTGGACTCCCAATTGAGAGTTTTGGGCATCTAATTTTGCCTTTTGGCTATTTGCTATTAATTCACCTACTTTCATTATCCACCTACTTTCGGAAGTGCTGAAGTTAAAGGAGTCGTTTGACCGAATCCGAACTGTTTGCCCATTGCTTGCCCCGCCAGAGCTCCTAAGCCGCCAGTTGCTCCGCCAGTATAAGCCGTCAAAGCTCCTGCAGCTAGTTGACCTAAGAAAGGCTGAGATTTGGCATTATGATGAGCTAGGTTTGCTTGATTGTTTGCAGCTATCGCTTGGTTTTCCAGACTTGTTGCTCCTAACTTGTAGTTGTCTTCAGCTTGTTTCAGAGCTAGAGCATTTCCAAAAACATCAGATTTTAAAGGTAGTTCGGCATCATATCTCAACATATCGGTTCCCTTGTTTTGTATAGAGTCAGCCATGATAAATTTCTTATCAGCTGTCTGCTGTTGCATTCCAAATTGTTGATTATCCAATTGGTTTTTCGTCAAAGCATTCTGAGCTATTGAATCATTAAGCCCAACAACTGTGTTGGCTCTTTGAGCTGCGTTTTGATTGTATTGTGATTGATAGTCAAGAGCTTTTTGAGCAACCTGCCCTTCCATTTCTTGCATTGCTTTGGCTTTAGACGATTGAGCCATGTCTATATACGAAGCAGCAGCAGAGGAGCCAGCACCATACCCCGCAGAGGCTAGCCTGTTCAATCCTTCTCCCATTCCGACATCGTAGTGATTGTTAATTGCATTTATTTGAGCCGTTCTTAAGTTTTGCAAATGCTGTTCAAAATTTGGCATATCTAGTGCCTGAGCGAGTTCATTTCGCTTTGATTGAAGAGTATCAGTCAAAACAGTTAAAGGCTCTATAATGTTAGGAACAAGGTCTGGGTAGTTGTTGGCAATATTAGACAAGCTTTCCATGCCATTTCTTATCATGCGCAAACCTTGGTCATACATCTCTTGCATTTGCTCATTCCTAGGAAGTCTGATGACAGAGTTAGTCTTTGCATCATATTTCGCTCCCACAATGTGGTTAGTGTGGTCTCCCATTTTAGTAGCTGGAGGAGGAGCTTTTAGTTGTTGCGGCGGAGGTGGATCTCCCTTGGAAAATAGACTTAAAAAACCCATGATTAATACCCCCCCATTATTCTGGCCACCCATCTTTGTTATACTCGCCACCAAACATATACCCAAATACAGGGAAGCTTGGCGGAAGGTGTGGAAGAGGTTCAGATTTTCCTTGAACGCTTGTAGGAATTGCACGGGTTTCCTCAGCCACAACGACTTTCGGAATAGCACCAACATTTAATGGAGGATAAATGGATGGGCTCCTATCTGTATCGATTGTGTGCGAATGCGCCGGCATATTATCAAGTCCGATTGTTATAGAGTTTTCACCGAAGCGCCTCTTTGAGCCAGGCAAATCATTTAGCGTTCCTTCAGCGCTTGCGGCCGCAATGCTTGTGTTTGCATATCCCCTGACAGTTGCATTTGGGATATGATATTGATTAAAGCCATCGTCTTTTAAAACTCCTACAAAATTCTCAACGCCGAATATTTCACCTACTTTTCCAATATAAATTTCATCTCCTAAAGACCCCAGTAATTTAGCTGGGATGAAAGAGCCAAATGGGTGTGAGTGCCCAGTCAACATGGGATAAGCTCCAAGAAGCAATGAAAAATCAAAACAAAGTACAGTGTATGTATGGTTTAATCCATATAATTTCTTTGGGGCAGTTTTAACAAGATATTGATTGTTAAACATTGAGTCAGTTTTTGAGATTTTTTCCCACAATTCTGGGAAACAAGTAAAAGGTATTCTAGCTGCAGCAGAAATAGGCACCCATCCGTTTTCCAAGCCATATCTTAGTTCTTCTAAAGTAGCTTCAAAAATTGAATGCTTTATTTCTCCTAGAAAGAAACAACCTTGAGTTTTTTTGGGAGTCAATGAATTGTCTGCAATCTTGTTAGTTGTAAAGCTTCCATCTGCAAATTTAGATGTAGTCACGCTATTATCAAGTATTTTCTCGGTTGTAACAGCATTGTTGGCTATCTTTTGAGCCGTTATCGACCCATCTTGCATTTTGGCTGTAGATACGCTGTAGTCCGACAATTTAGCATTGCTAACCGCCCCATTATTTAATTTTGCCTCAGTAACGCTACCGTCAACTAGTTTTGATGTGCTGATTGCACCGTTAGCTACTTTAGCATTTGTGACACTTGCATTTTGCAGCTTTGCCGTGCTTATAGCATTTGAATCGATGAACCTTTCTAAGACTTTGCTAAATTGCGCCCGCGTTCCATCCGAATAGACTACTTTGTCGGCGTTTTCAGCTGCACTTGATCCGGGAAAAACATCAGCTACAAATTCATTTAATCTTTTGTCTAGATCGTTATCATTGTCTATTAAAGCGTTGTATTCCCTATCCAAATCAGCTCCCATTAAAGGTACTTTCTGCTGAGCTTGGTCTTGAAACCTGTTCGAATAACTTGTCGAAGTGGTTGTGTTGTAAGTTTCTTCTGGTCTTTTGTATTTGTTTGGCATTTTATTTTCCGAATAGTTCGAGTTTATTTATTATGATTTTGCCTGAATTTGCACTACCTACTATTTTAATGAAAAATTCATTGGAATTAAATCTAAAGTTTTGAGGCATCCTGTATTTTCCTTCAGAAAGAAAAAATGAAGGATCATTTGCGACTCCTTCCACTCCTACTGGGTTTGAGTCTAAGTAGTCTCCAGAGTCATCCATCTTGTACTCATCCAAAACCTTCTCGAAATACTTTCCGTTCTCTCCATTGATCATAATGGTTAGAGATTTAAAGCCGCTTGGATTATCGATGTCTAGATCGACAAAATAGTTGAAATATCTTGAGCGTTTCACAGGAGAGAATGTCGCTGAAAATTCGATCTCATTTTTACCCCCAAAATCTCTATAAGAAACTTTTGATCCATATCCGTCCCCGTACACAAAAATTTTGTTTTTAATGGCGTAAAAAAGGCTCTCCTCAGATGCAGCAAAGCAAGAAGCCGCACTAAAGTCCCCAGAGAATTTTGTAAAAAGATCGAGAGGTCTTTCAGAAAACCCAACAATGCATTGATTAGTTGATATTCGGAAACCGTAAAAGCCTCCCTTTGAATAAAAGAAAGACTTCGTTTTAAGCCATTTACTATTGCTTGAAAAGGCTTCCTTCGACAAATCTTTAAAATAGTTGTTAACGCCATTTATTGGATTTGCCGCAAATTGCCTTGCTTGGTTGAAAGAGCTTAAAGAGTACAAGCCATTTTTTGTGGCTATAATCACCATATTTGGCAAGGTAGCAATAAGATCTTTGTGCAGTATTCCAATATTTAATGTTGTTAGATGCCTCATGGAATATTGAAAATCAGGATCATCTATATTTGGAGGCTCTCCGTCTGACCATACTTGCGTTCTCTCTCTTCCTATAAACAAAATATAACCAGAAATACTTGCAATAGCCTCTATGTTGTCGTCTACTCCATGCTTAATGCTGAGATCTATATTTGGTATTTTTTTCTTTATGCTCGAAGACCACAAGTCTAGACTATCTGCCGTAAACTGATGATAGATATTGATTCTTGAGTCTCCTTCTCTACCGTCCTTGCCGCTTAAGCCTTCGCCAAGTGCAAACAGCCTATCTGCTATTACCGTTAGATAACTGAATTTAGGCAATATCTTTTTGTAAGAAATAGAATTTCTGTTATTTGGGAAATTTGAGACTTCTGAATCAAAGGTTAAAGTAACCCTGTTATTCTCGTCTTTCGCAAAGTCGGTACAATTTAAAATTTGATTAGATGTCTTTATTTGCTTTCCATCGTAATTTTCTTCAACAGCAGTAGCTGAAACAAAAGTTATTGTCGTCTCTGTGGCTCTTGTTATATCTGTTAGCAATTCTAATTGCCATGTATATGCGCTTATTAAATCAACCCAATTGTAAGCCAACACATCATCCACGCCATTTGCTATAAAAAGATGATTTTTGTATAAACAAAAGTTTGGGGAGCAATAAGGGAACAATCCGTTTTTTAGAACATTTATAGTTTTATCGGCTCTATTGATTCTCCAGATCTTTCCTTCTGGATACTTAATCCCTCTAATTGTTTTTGTGTTGTCAGAATACAGATTAGGGACAAAAAACCCGTCAAGAGTTAATATGCAAAGATTATTCTCACCGTATTCAACCCTTGATACTCTTAACTTTTCGACAACATCTCCAGTTACGGCAGAAGAATAACTAAGTATAATGAAACTATCATTGAAATATTTTCTAAAATTTACTGATTGAAAAGAAATTCCATTAATTTTTTCATCGACAAACAAAAACCTCGGATTTGTTATCGTGTCTTCTACGAAATCCGCAACATAGCACACAAACTGCTCTTTAGTCGCGTAGAATCCTTGGATTTCTGCATCTATATATTGAGGGTTTACGGCATAAGCATCAACTTCTAACAAGGAACCATTTCGAACAGTCCCACAGCCCATAGGGAATGGAATTATGTTGTTAATATTGCTGCAGTATTTGTCGTCTATGTATCTTTTGTTAATATCTAAATTAAGCCCATTAATTGGGAAATATTTTCTAATTGTTTTAAATGAGTTGTATTTAAACATAATTAAAAAATCTTCCTGTTTTTTTGGGAGATATAGCGTAAATATCCGCTCTAAAGTTGTTTTTAAATTCTTCCCACTTCTGCATATAATAGTTGTATTCAGACTTATCTGCGGAGCCCAAATTTGACCCAATCGCCTTTGCACAAACTCCAAGAAGAAGTCCTTGAACCGTTTTTAAGTCATACGGTATTTGCTCTGCCTGATCGTCTAGAAGAAGTTCTGTGGCATGTGTTGAATATCCCAAATGCACAGATTGACGGAAAGATAACTGTGGCAGAGGGTGTAAGTATAGTTTACAAGATTTGGAATTTCGTAAAACAGTATAATATTTTATGGTTTCTCTTTGAGTGAAGCCGATATCATTTAACAAGAATTCGTAAGGCTTTTCTTCGATGTCCCCATACTTCGTAAGAAATGCAAAAAATACTTTTTTAAAATTTGCCAACTCTACTCCATCTGCGCCGAATTCTGCAGATAGCGGAGTTAATGAACAATATCTATTATTAAAGTAATCAGTTGCAATATCCCAAAGCTCAATGTGAGCACTATTAAGCACGCTTAAATAATAGGATTCCTCCTCCTCACTTGGGACAGGAATCCCAGTGATTGCGATAGAAGCTTGTCTGATGATATCTTTGACGTTCATAGAAGATCTTTAAAAAGATTAAGCGAGGTTTTTGGAAATTCTATAATTTCGCAAATAACAATTACGTCATTAACTGCTTCAAGTGAATTGTCATCCCTTCTGCCAATAAGAATGTAGTCTTGCGTATCAAGTTGCTTTATTGGCCATAGATTAAGCGGATAAGTGATTTTTAATTCTGTTGTCCAGTGTGGGCTTGTAAAAACATCTGTATCCTGCTCGATCTTTTCAATTTGAAAACTAATTGTGCTAACAACTAAAAAAGGATTTTGGCTCACAAATAACGCTATGTCTTGATTAATTGCGTTGTTGTAATCAACCAAAGAAAATCTTTTGGCTACAGTTCTTTTGTTCACTGTGCATGAATTTTTTGCCAAAGCCTTCTTGGCTAAATCAGACCATTTTAAAATTTCATCCGCACTAAAACCTTCGTCATATTCAGCAACACCGCTTAGCAAAGAAAAGTGGTTACTCATTACAACATCCACTTTCCGATATATGTTTTTTCATAATCATATTTAGGGAATACGTGAAGAATGAATTTAACTACATCATTTTCTTTTAATGCAACTGCACCGTTGGTTCCGTCTGTCCCTACATCTAAAATATGTAAATGATTTTCAGTGGAATCAGCTGGGACATACAAAAAATATGTGAAGTTTGTAGAGACTATTGGCTTGAAAAGTACTCTTTTATCACTTCCAGCCTCTGTTCTTGTCATCCTAAAAATACAACAAGACATTACGTCTATGTGGTTGTTTGTCCTGTATATTAAAGGACCTTGATTCCCAGTATTTCTTGTTTGCCCTGCATTGGTGCCAAGCATATCCGCTGTAATTTTTTTTGTTACGGAGACAAGTCTTCCAGCAAGTCTGTTTTTTTTAAAATCTTCTTGGATTGAAGTTTCTGTGTTAGTTCCATCTGTAAGAGTCTTTTCAACGACATGGTATAAAGAAAAATTGCTCATGATATTACTCCTTAAGCTGTTGCTGAAAAGTTATGAACGACACCGTAATCAAAACGCTCACCCTTGCCCAAAATAGAGGTGATTTGACCGCTTTTCATGCCGTACATACTACTTACTTTGAGTCTCAGTTTTTCATCCATCCTTATTTCTGAATCAGAGTTTGTTGAGATTTTGATGCCCTCGAGCGTATGCCAGTGTATTGCCTCAGAGCCTAACAAAACGTTCCAAGTTACCTTTGTTCCGTCATTCTTTGCACGTTCCGCAAATCTCATTTGATTGCTTACAAAAATGTGGACACCTTCAACCATTCCTTTGTAATTCTCTCCAGTTAAGACTTGAGGTGCACCAGCCTGAAGAACTCCACGAGCAAGATAAAGCTGTTGGAATGTCGCATCATTAACAAGCTGAGACCATGCCAAAGGATGCAAAAGAAGTATGTAACCCTTGCTGTATGTATTCCCACCCATGAACAAATCTGGAGCTTGGACAGATTGTTCGCTATCTGTGTATTCACAGCCTTCAGCAACTCTCACCATTTTTCTAATGGCATTTAATGAGAACCCTCCACCTGCGCCAACGTTAGGCAATGCTTGTATTATTGCTTGAGTGTTAGCATGCGCATTGTAAGCGGCGTATGTGTAGTTTGCTATTGCTGTGCTCAACCTATAGTAAGAAGGCTTTGCATTGTATTTGGTTTGGTCTTGTACAGTCGCAGGGAATCCAGTGAATGCACCTATTGTGAGAGCTTCTATAAGGTCTCTATCAAGTCGTCCCTGAATGTTAACTTGAGCCATACGAGCAACCGCACCTTCAATATCAACGCCTGATTGGGCTGTTGCTAACTGAATGTTTGGAATGATAAAAGGTATTCGAATGTGTCTTGTTTCAAGAACGTCGCTATCAAGCCTAATGGTTTTTTCCATGCCATCTATTTCTTGAAGATCTGCTCTTGCTGAATATGGGTCTGTATCTACAGCATATGGCAAAAGATTTCTGACAGAGTTTGTCTCTTTCTTAACGACTGCTTGAGCTCCACTAATTGGGCCCGCTGTTAAGGCATGCACAATGCTCGACTCTTTACCAAGCATAATGGCATCTTTGACGATCTGCGATGTTACTAATTGTTCTGAAATGTCTTGTAAGGCTGCTATAGCCATGATTTTTCCTCTTTTAAAAAGTTAAATTTAAAAGAGGAATCGATTAAATCGAGGCTCTCTGAGGTTTAGATTTTGTAAGAGGGAGTCCTTAAAACCTGCATTGAAAAGAAGGCCTCTTTAAAAGAAAACTCACCAAGGAAGCTCAGTGAATCCTTTCTTTTTTACAGAATACCCTTTTTCCTTTTTGATATTCAACTCTTCGTTGCTTTGCTCATATTTGGACAATCTTACCCTTAGTTGCTCTATTTCCTGCTCCTTGGCATCGATTTGGCTTTTAACAGTAGTCAAAAAACCATCAAAGCCACCGAAGTTTTCTAACTCAGCCTCTATAGGATGTTTGGAGCCTAGTATGTTTTTGTTGTTTCCTGAATAGAATTCGTCTAATTCATCTTTTAAAGCCAATATGTTCTTTACCACTGCTTCTGGGCTCTTAGCGTTTTCAAATATTTTTGCCTCTATTGCCGCTCTGCCTTCATCATTTGCAACGTTTTTGTAAAAATGCTCTAAATTGTTCAATATGAATTTAGGATTTTCGATTCCTGAATAGTTCCTAATATTTTCTACGTTCTTTTTAAAAATTAGCTTTGCTTTTTTGAAACCAGAAAGCGCTTTACTGTTCAGCAATTCTTGGGGGGTTGGCTCATAGCCGTCTAACCTTTGTTTCAATTGGCCGTATACCTCCAATGCATTCCTAGAATCTGAAAGTCTTTTCTCTAAATCAGATGCCTCTTGCCCCTTTCCAGCGAACTTAGACAGAGTTTCCAATATCTCATCTTTTTTTACTTCTTCTTTTTTTTCTGTTGTTTCTGTCTGTTCTTGCATTTTCACCTTTTTCTAGTATTTATATTTAATTTTAATTTAATTTTGTTGACCTTGCAAAGCCATTAATTGTCGTGGGTCAATTTGTTGCTGCTGCTCTTGCTGTGGCTGCATCATTGTTTTAAAAGATTCTGCTATATCTTCCGCATTAGGGATGCCGAGCAATCTTAAAACATGCTCATTTGTTAGTATTTGCAATGAATTAGGCATTGCAAGCAACCTCTCTACCTTTTCTCTCATCTCCGATGGAAGACTATCTTCCGAACCTGAGTAATCTATGAACACGCCCATCAGAAGATTAGAGAAATCATTGTGTACAAAAGCCTTGCCGTTGTGCTCGTTTTCATGGTTTAACAACAAATTTTGCACATCTTTGCCTTCATGCCTAATAGATACGTGTAGATTTTTTTGATTTTGAATATGAGTAAGAAAAATTCTCATAATTCTCAACTGCATTAAATGCAAAGGAGAGAAAAACCCAACAAGAGAACGTAAAGAACCGCTTTGCAAACGGCTTATTGCTATTCCGCTTTGTCCTGCAAAGGTTTGTTGCCCCAAAAACTCATTATGTATGTTCGTTTGTTCTTTAATGCTTCTCGTTGCGAATTCATTCAGTTTTAAGTGTGAATTTGAAATATCTATATTTGGTATAGAGTGAACATTCATGTTAGGGCTTGGTATTATGAGTAACGTTGGGTCTAGCTCCACATTCTCTTTGATGGAGTTGAGGGCGTCAGATGTGATGTTAGGTGCTGTTATAATGGTTCTGTTTGCGCTTGCCTCATGTGTTGCCTTTGTTAGCGTCCTATTAATCTGCATTTGTGCATTTTTCATCTTGGATACTAAGCCATCAGGTATAAACGGATAGTCAGACCTTCTCTCAAATACTGCAGGGACTACAGGAAAATCTTTAATTCTTGGGTCTATTGGTTCTAGTGGGTAGCTTTCTAAAATTTCACCATTGTAAATCTCATATTTGAAGATCTGCTCTCCTGGTATTTCCTTAATCTCATTTTTTTTGGCAAGTTTCTTGGCTTCAGTTTTAGAGAAAGTAAAGTAAACCTGCTCCTCACCATACCCATCCAGATATTTAACAGAGTAAAAATTTTTGTAAACTTTTTCATAAAAAGTGAATGTCAATACTTTGTCTCTAAAAATATTGGAATCTGACAAAGAAAAAAAAGAATCGTCGTATACAGATCTATGAAAAGTAGAGTTAGACTTTTTTATTTTTGAATACTTTTTCTCAAACTTGCTTCTGTGAATAAAATTTCTTTTAAACAAAAACTTAATGTCGGATAAATCGTGTTCCGTCGAATCGTAGTCAAAAATAACATCTAAAGGGTGAATCCGCTTAAACTTGTACTCGATGTCGCTAAAAATACCAGGTTCAACAAATAGTTCCATCCAGCCGAGACCGCAAACCAAACAGTCTCTAAAGACAAGCGTTTTATGCCTACTGAAGTCTTCTGACTCTTGAACCGTTCTACCAAGCTCTGTAAGTGCATCGCAAAGTTTTTGAGCCTCTTCCGAGTAATGATGAGGTTTAAAACTTACATATGACCTTGTGTTGATTTCAAGCCCCTCAAGAGACTTAATTTGTGGATGGATTAGATTGTTAGTAACTGGGCTTTGTTTCCTGCCCCTGACCGCACTTAGATCACTTGAGAGCCATTGCCCCTCACCAGATAATGATGCGCCTATGTCAGAGTAATTCCATTTGCCAGCGCCTTCAAAAAAAGCATAATCGCTATTTAATTTGTTTTTAAATTTTGTTCTGTGCTCGCTTCTAAATGAATAGTCAAATATTTCTTTAATCTCTTCATAGGTTTTCATATTTTTGCTTGAAGTTTTTCTTTAATTGTACTTTAAAAAAACTTTGCATTGAATGAAAAAGCGGCTGGAGTTTGCTTGCTTGTTGCGTAATCTTTCCCTAGCATGGAATAGCGTAGAGCGTCTAAAGAGTGATCATTACTCTTCTTTGGATCCCCTGTGCCTTGTATATAGTGATAATTTCTTAACTCTCCTACTACATTTGGGCAAGTCTTAAAGATCTTTAAGGATCCATTAAAAAAGGCTTGCCTAACTTTCTCTATGCCAACACTTACTGAATTATTTCCTGGTATTAAATTTAACTGACTGTAAAGGCTTGCTACACTTTTACCGTTCAAAAGGCTCTTGCTATTGCCTGCAGGGTCAAACAAAATTGGGCACCAAGTTATGTATTTAGAAAATATTGGGTCTTCTATTAGTTTGGCAATATGTTCTTCAGGCGTTCTTTGATTTGCATAATATTCAGCAAACAAAAAGCTTTCCCTTGTCTCTACATGAGTTGCAAGCAGAATAACAGCCGTATTGTTAGTCCATCCGAAATCCATACCACCTACAATTAAATAGTCGTCGCTTATTTCAAACGGGTTACAAACAATAAAGCCTTCGTCTACTGGATATATCTTGCCTCCCCCTTTGCTTGGTATACCTTGTGTTCTGGCTTCTATCTCGTGATATGCCATGTTTGCTATTTGCGTTTTTTTAGTATCTTCGTCAAGGTGGTCGGCATTGTCCCAAGAGCTTACGATGTAGGCTTTTTTATCAACTATCTCACCAGGCTTAACGGTGAAAAGCTCCTTCACTCCTTCATTGTTTCTAGTCCTTTCAAAGAAAGAGTTTACGAACTCGGAATAATATAATGACGTCGCGGCTATTGCTATTTTGCCATGTTCTCTTGTCCCTGCTTTCGTTACACGTAAACAAGCTTCGTGATAAACATCAATTGGCGGCTCCTCATCAAAGCCTATAAAGTCTACTTTCTTTGCCTGCCATTCCTTTCGCCCCTGCTTGTAAGTCTTGAACTTAACAGTAGATATGCCTTTCTTGTGCTTAATCTTGTAAAAATGCTTTAAGGAGTTTTTGTGCAATACTTTATCTGCAGAGAATAAGGCTCTAACCTCACCTTCTCCGAAAAACCATTTGTCTTTTAAGTCAATCAACGAATTTTCAGTTGTGCAGCCAATCCAAGCGTTAACAGGATATTCAAACCTATGACCAGCCCACCAACTAGGGTAAATGCCAGTTAAATGACAATAAGACATTATAGAAAGGGCTAAAGTTTTGCCTACTCTGTTTCCACCTGCAAGCAGCAAGAAATCAGCATCTTTAGTTAGGTCAAAAAACGCTTGTTGAGCCTTGTTAGGCTTGAACCATAGTAGCTCTGAATTTGCTTTATTTTGCAAGGCGTTCAGAAGAGATATCACAAGCTATTTTCTTTTAAAAAATCCCTCATAAACTTATCCGTTGCTTCGTTGAGCTTCTGTATAGCTTCTTCGCACTTTTCAACAGGCAATCTAGATAAGAAATCCTGTACATTTTCTGGTAATTCTTCGGAACCTACGATTTCGTGAAGCCTGCCAAAGGTTGCCGTGTATTTCTGATAGATCCTTTCTCTATCATAAAAAGATCTTGTTTTTAGTTCATCAAGTACACCGCCCATACCTTTAATTGACTCTTCTAAATATTTTTTTGAAAGCTCGCTAATCGACGACATTCTTTTAAAGCGCTAATAGTTACAATTAATTTATTATACATGGTTCAAAGTGGCTTTTTAAATTTTCCATGCAAATAGAATGCTTTACTTCATTTGAAATTGGCATAAATTTTAATTTTTCCCATTGCAACCCATAATCCACAGCAAGCCTCGAAAAAAATTCAAAAGCAAAAGGCATGATTTTGGAGTAATCGTCTATCTTTATGCCAAGCTCTTCGTGACAAATTTTAACATAAATTAGCTTTTCTTCTTCGGTAAGCCCTTTTTTTAGCACATCGCGAAATTTTCCAAACAGGCTTGACGCATCTATTTTAAAGTTTTTCTTACGCATAACTGCTCCCTAATTTAGTAATTAATATCTTGCTTTAACAAAGCAAGATTAGCACTTTTAACGCTCTTTAACACTGGCATCTGGCGCAAGCGTCAATTAAAATATCATCTTCGGTGCTCGAACTAATTTTCAATACTAAACTTGGAGAGCAATAGTGTTTTAAAAAATGATGTCTTTCTTCTCTGTTCATATGCTGCATTAAAGCTAAAGCTTTTTTAATGTAGTCTGGATTGATGCTCTGCTCTTCCTGACAGTCATACAAAGATTTTATCTTATTCATAATTATCCCCCTATTTCGTAAATCATGTCTAAAAACTCATGCACTTCAGGATCCTCGCAATTTTCAAGGATATCTTGCTTTAGCTCTGAACAGCAACTAAAGAGGAAATTGTACTTCTCTTCGCTATTCATTTGCCCTAGCATTTTTAATGCCAGAGCCGTTCCACAATGCTCTAGATTCATGGCATTAATCATATTCTGCATACTCGTATTCATCATCTCTGTAAATATCCCTAAGCCATTCTTTGTAATCATCCCCAATAAACTGCAAATACTCTTCAACGGATGCATAGACAGTGTCATTAAGTGTATCTTCGCGCAACTCTTTCAACTCTTCAAACTCTAAGTTAGTCAAAAAGCTCCATTGCTCTGCATCACTCATCGCCAAAAGGTTTGTTTCCATTTCTTTTAGTCTATCTTGCAACATTTTTTTCTCCGTTTATTGTTTACATTGTTAATGTACTGGATCTCTCAAGATTGTTCAAGCCCTTTTTGCTCTTTTTTGGTCTTTCTTACTCTTTTTTTAGTCTTTCTTGCTCTTTCCTGCCCTGCTTGCCTTTTTAAAAGGGATTCGTTAGAATAATAAGTGTAATTTACTAAAGGTGTTAAGGATTGGATTTAAAAACCACAAAAAAAAAGAAGGAAACTTTAGAGCATATTGCTTTTTTGCTCTCAAAACCAACAAAGGAAACTTACTGTTTTTTTTACAAATTTCTACTGGAGTTGATGCCGAAGGAACTTGTTTTTAAACTGCTGACGAAGCAAGACTTATTTAAAGAGCCTAAAGATGTTGTCGTAAAAATAGACGAAAAAGAATGCATGGAACTGATTAAAAAAGATTTTGGCTTAGTCAATATGAAAGGTGGCACAGAGCGCAGCGAATTAGAAAACAAAGTTTTGGGGATGTACGCAACTTTGATCGACTCAGACATAGATTTTTCAAAAGTTCTCTTTAAGTACAATATTGAGGGGGATTTTGAGGGGGCTAAGAAGTGCCTTGAAGACGAGCTAGATAGAGTTAAACTTTTCTAAATAATGTGTTAATCTTTATATTTGAAAATTGTCTAAAAAAAATAAGCTAGCCAAGCTAGTAACGATAAGAGTAGAAAAAGAGATATTTTTAAAAGTCGATGAAGTTGGAAGAGTCTTCGGCAAAAGTAAATTAAATTTGTTTGAAGATTTTACAACTTTTGCTTTTCAAAATTTTGACAGGAAGCAATTAGAAGACTTTTTTTTGACAATCATGAAACCTTATCGACCATGCGTCTACACAAATTTTTCAACCAGGGTATCGGAAGAAAAAGAAAAAATTTACAGAGAGATCTCGCAGAAAGCCAACATCAGTCTTTCTAACATGTATTGCAATACCTTTAGATATCTATATGATTTTGTGTTAAAAAACCCTAATTTTGCTTATAAAAAGATGGCTCTTAGCGTTGTTAGGGAAACTTTAAAAAAACATTTGGATATACATTAATGAATTAACGTATCTTCCTTGAGTTCAAAGGCTTCCAAAAATTTTGGTTCACTATAATGTATCAATAACATTAACTCGCGAATTAACTCTCTAATCTTTTTTTGCTTGCAGAGGCTCTTTTGGCTAGTTGCTGATAACAAAGCAAATTTATTTTTACTTTCGCCCGTCATCTTGAAAACGCTTTCAAAAACATTGGTAATGTTTACAAAGTCCTTCAATGTATCGATGACAACTTTTGGAGTAAATTTTGATCTCGTTTCATCTAGCCTCATTAAAAAAAATTTAATTCTTAATAATGCGTCGCTGTATTTTCTGCTTCTCTTAAGTGATTTGCGCACAAAAAATTCCGCGATTGTTTCTGAATTATTTTTTTCTTCTTTATAAATTTCAATTGCCTTAAGACAGCTTTCAAAAATAATACTAACCAAAAATTTATGAGGATGTTTTTTACTTGGCTTTATATTTTTTTCTAATTCTAAATCCATACTTCAAACTAATTGCATACTTATTGAGGGGATTATTGCTGTTTTTTTTAAAAAATGTAAATACAGCACATATTTTAAATGACCAATTGAAGCAAACCCAAAAAACTTTTAAAGACACCTTTAAAGTATGCACTTCGCAGTACTTTTAATTGATTTCTATGTTAAAATAGTACTTGTAATAATTTCTCAATTTAGACGGTAATTTTTCAATGAATTTAGGATATATCCGAGTGTCTACAGAGACACAAGATCCAAGGGTGCAAAAGTTCGAACTTCAAAATTTTGCGGCTAGCCGAAATCTCATAATTCACGATTTTATAGAGGTCATTTTATCTTCTAGACAAAGTTTAAAAAAAAGAAGAATCGATGAGTTGAAAGAAAAGCTAAAACCTGGAGACACTTTAATAATCACGGAGCTCAGCAGACTAGGCAGAGGTTCTTTAGAAATTCTGAACACGGCTCAATACCTCATGGACAAAAATATTAAAATCATCACTACAAAGAATGGGCAAGAATACTCGTCAGACAACAAACAGGGTCAATTTTTTCTGACAATCTTTGCCGCTGTGTGTGAGTTAGAAAGAGAAGCAATCAGTGAAAGGACTAAAGAAGCTCTTGCATTTAAAAAGGCATCTGGCATTAAGCTTGGAAGACCATCAGGGTCAAGGGGTAAATCAAAATACGATCAATACCTTGAACAGATGCTTTTTTTAAGAAAAAAGTACAAACTTAATTCAACACAAATCTGCATGGCACTAAAAATTAAGAAAACTGGTGGCTTTAGTAAATATTTTTCTGAAAGGGTGCTAAAAGCCTAGTTATGGAATCGCTTCACAGCATAGAGGCTGAGCAATCTTTGCTTGGAGCTTTGTTACTCAACAATAATTTATTAGAGCATATTTTAGATTATTTAAGAGCAGAGCATTTTTCAGATACAGCACACGGGAAAATATTTGCAGCAATAATGTATTTTTCTGATAGAGGGAAAATTGCAGATCCAATAACTTTAAAAGATTATTTTGCAAATGAAGAAACATTAGAATCAGTTGGCGGCGCTAATTATCTCATTGATCTTGTTAGTTCAACGATCAGTACAACTGGCATCAATGATTATGCAAAACTTATTTATGATTTTTATTTAAGAAGAGAATTAGTAAAAATCGGTCACAATATAATTACTCAAGCAAACACGCACAAAATAGAAGAAGAGCCTGATATACTATTGGAAGGGGCTGAAAAACAACTTTATGATTTGGCGACTAAAGGAAAATCAAATACAAGACTAATATCTTTTTCAGAAGCATTAGATCAAGCAATCACAACAACTGAAGCTGCATTTAAAAAAGAAGGCAATACAGTTGGAGTCACAACAGGATTTATTGATTTAGATAGATGCCTTGGGGGTCTTCATTCATCGGATTTAATCATTCTTGCTGGCAGACCGTCTATGGGAAAGACTGCTTTGGCTACAAATATAGCTTTTCAAGCCGCTATGTCTAATTTAGAAGGAGCAAGTGTTGCATTTTTTTCTCTTGAAATGTCATCAGAGCAATTAGCATCTAGAATTCTTGCATCAGAAGCAAAGATTTCATCAGATAGGATGAGAAGAGGGGATATAAAAGCAAGCGACTTCCAAACTTTTTCAAAAGTTAGTGATCAAATTAAAAAAGCTCCGCTTTTTATTGATGATACTCCTGCTTTAAGTGTTATGGCATTAAGGCATCGTGCAAGGCGTATCCAAAGGCAGCATGGTCTTAGCCTTATAATAGTTGACTATCTTCAATTATTGGAATCAGGATCAAAAAAAGGTAGTGAAAATCGTGTTCAAGAAATTTCTGATATAACAAGAGCTCTGAAAGCTATTGCAAAAGAACTTAGTGTGCCAGTAGTTGCGCTATCACAGCTTTCTCGTGCAGTTGAACAAAGAGATGACAAAAGACCTCAACTCGCAGATTTGAGAGAGTCAGGATCCATCGAGCAAGATGCAGACGTTGTTATGTTTGTCTTTAGGGAAGCATATTATGAAGAACGAAAGCAGCCAAGAGAGAACACAGACAAACATGTAGAGTGGACAAAGAGAATGGGAGAATTACACAACAAAGCTGAAGTGATAATAGCTAAGCAAAGACATGGCCCAATAGGAACTATAAAGCTATTCTTTGATGGTAGATTCACTAAATTTGGGAATCTTGACCACGATTCTTGGTTTTAATCATCTTTCTCTTCTTCATCTACGCTAATGGATTCAATTATGCTTTGCGTTATTGCTCCACCAATACCAGTGAGGATTGATTCTAGAATATTTTTTTCGTCATCCATTTTTTCTTCCTTTCTTAAATTTTTCTTTAACAATCTCTTCAATGCGTCTTTTTCGCATCTAGGTACTTTTTTGGGGCGTATTACAAAAAAGCATTTTTTAGGCTCTCTAAAAGAAATGAATCGTCTATCTCTTAAAAAATCTAAGCTTTCAAGCGCTTCTTCCTGTTCTATGCGCAGCAAAAAATAAAGCTTGTCTATTTTCATCTCAATGCAAAAATTATCTTTTTCACGCAAGTTGGCTTTCGCTGCTTGAAATAATTTAAAATATACGTGACCTGCCAAAGGGTCTCCTGACAATTCTTCAGTAAACTCCGCAAAAGCATATCTAGGAGTCATTGCTTGAACTCGAACACGACATTTTGTGGGAATGCCGTCTTTATTGCAAAATGTTGTTCCGCATAAGTGCAAAGAAATTGATTTTCATACAATAATACAAATTTTCCATCCGTTTTAGAGATAGATGCAATTTTAAACCATGAGCAATACTCATCTTCACTAACTGCACTCAAAATAAGCCTTCTGAGCTGCTTGCAGTCCTCAGGCTCTTCAACAGACTCAATGTCACTGGTTGTGTTCAGTTTGATTTCTTTCGCTTCTGAATGCTTTGAGCTCTCCCACATCTCAGAATCGAGCCAATTGTTCAAAGTTTTAGTGTATCTTCTGTCCGATTCACCATTGATCCTAATTTTTTCATCCCTTTCTTCAGCATAATTTTTTACACCCTCAAGGATTTCTTCAAAACTTGCTTTGCGTATCGCATTTTTAAAAGCCTTCTTTGCAAGTTCTACGTTTACAGGATCAGAACGCATCGGGAAAACACCTAATATTTTTTTGAAATCTTCATCGCTCTTAGATATATCCTTTAATATATCCTTTTCTATATAGGAGGGCTCGCAAACACTAGGTTTTTCTACTGTTTCAGGGGTGTGAATTTTGTCATTTTGACAATTTTTTTTCTCATTTTCATAAATATTTTTCTCATTTTCAGAATCATGGAACAAAGGAACAAACAATCTGGTCATTTTTTTGTTACGGTCTTTAGGGTTTCTGAAAATAGCTTCTCTGCCTCGCTCTTCTATAAGCCTTTTTTCTATCAACTCATTAATCGCCCTGTATGCCGTGCTTAATGAAATATCCAAATGTTCGGCGATATACTCCGCAGATAAGTGTGTTTGATACCCATGCCCCTTCAGCTCATTTTCCGTTGAGAAGTGATGTATCAATGCATAAACTGCATTAGATGTTTTTTTAACAATTCCCTTAAGCTCGTCATAGGTAGATATAACTAATTTTTTTCTTAGTTGAGCTTTAGGAGCTAACGTATTGACAAAACGTGTTAGCGGTGTAAAGATTTGAGTGCAATCTAGCATGGCTTGAAATTCCTTTCTGTTGTGGTGGATTGAGTGCAATTAGCCTGCATTTTGGATTTCTCCGTTATTGTGTTTTTCAATATAGTCTGGCTAAGCATTTTCTGAATCTTTCAATGTTAAAAGTTTCTCTCCTGGGCAGGAAAACGAAACTAAATTTCGCCTAGAAAACCAAAATCTAGGCTTTCTTATTTTATATACTCCCTGAAAAACAAAATCAAGATGAAGACAGCTATGAATAGACTTTTTGGAAAACATTGCATTTGATTAAAACTGTATTTTTTTACAAAAAACCAAAATAGTTGATCTAAAAATTAACAACGTATTGCTGCCAAATGAAATTCGAATGCCTGTTAGATGATTTGCTATTGCTTAATGAATGATGGCGACATACACTTACAATGTAAGTTATCAAAAAGTTAGATTAAATGAGCAAGGAAATGAACATGGGCGTGCATATGAATTTGCAAACCTCATCGCACAAAGGTTTTATGAAAAGACAAAGTCTTGTTATTGCTAGAGAAGAGGTTTGGGAGAAAATCGCTAAGCAGGCAGAAAAAGATAAAAGACCAATTCCGTTCACAATCGGTTATTTGCTTGAAAAGGCAACTAAAATTTATGATGGGTCAACTTATTTAACACCCGAAGAATACGAAGAAGAAAAATAAAAATTTTAAAAATTAATCCGCTGCTTGGGGCAGCAGAAATGGAGTTAGTATGCTAAACACAAAACAATTAAAAAACAGATCTCTGGGAATAGGCGGAACAGATTGCGCCGCAATTCTTGGAGCATCGCCTTTTTCAACTCCGAGGCAAGTATATTTTGAAAAGGTTCTTGGTGTCAA